TCCTTTTACGGCAGTTTCAGGAAATGGATATTTTGTTAATACAACATCTGGTGCAATCACAGTAACTTTACCAGCAACACCAAGCGCAGGTGCTATAGTAGGTGTAGCAGATTATGCAGGAACTGCAGCAACAAATAATATTACAATAGCAAGAAATGGATCTCTTATAGAAGGATTATCTGCTAATGCAGGTATAAATATAAATAGGGATACTATTACATTTGTTTATGTAGATTCTACTCAAGGATGGTTACCTATAGCCGATAATACAGCTTCAACTATATTACCAGCATTTACAACAGCCACTGGTGGAACAGTAACAACTTGTGGTAATTATAAAGTTCATACATTTACATCTTCAGGATGTTTTCAAGTAACACAAGTAGGAAATGGTCCTGTTAATCCAGCAGGAGGACCAAGCACTGTTTCTTATTTAGTAGTAGCAGGAGGAGGAGCAGGAAGTGTTTGGTCTGGAGCTGGAGCAGGAGGTTTTAGAGAAGGACGAGATACACCTACAGCTTATACAACAGCTTCTCCTTTAGTTGCTCCAACTGGTTTAACAATAACTCAAACAACTTATCCTATAACAGTAGGGGCAGGTGGAGCTACTGGTGCCATTCCTGGTAGATATGGTAATAATTCAGTTTTTTCAACAATTACATCAACTGGTGGTGGGGCAGGTTCTTGTGAAACAAGTGCTAATGGTTTTAGTGGTGGATCAGGATCTGGAGCAGCACAAACTGGTACTGGAGGGTCTGGAAATACACCTCCAGTAAGTCCATCTCAAGGTACTTCTGGTTCTCCAAATGGCTCTCCTGCTTCTGGAGGAGGAGGTGGTGGCGCAACAACTGCAGGATCAGGAAGATCAGGTGGTAACGGAGCAGCTACCTCAATAATAAGTTCACCTACTCCAGTAACTTATGCTGGTGGAGGAGGAGGAGCGAATAGAACTTCTTCTGCAGGCACTGGTGGATCTGGTGGGGGAGGAAACTCTGGTGTTTATCCTTATCCTGGTCCTCAAAATACTGGAACAGCAGGAACCGCAAATACTGGTGGTGGATCAGGTGGTGGATCAGATGCGATTGGTGGAACTGGTGGATCAGGAATAGTTGTAATTAGGTATAAATTTCAATAATATATTAATATGGCAGGAATTATAAGAACAGACTCAATACAGAATTCAAGTACGAGTAATTTAATTACTCAGACTAATACTACAACAGTAACTATTGGAGCCTCTGGGCAAACTATTAGTTTAGCATCAGGTGCTACAGCATCTGGTTTTGGAGCATCTTATACTGGAGTAGCTAGTTGGTCTACAACAGTTCAATCAGCAGATTTTACAGCAGCATCAGGCACAGGATATTTTGTTAATACAACTGCAGGAGCAATTACTGTTACATTACCAGCATCTCCATCAGCTGGAAGTGTAGTAGCAATATCAGATTATGCAAGTACAGCAGATACAAAAAGAATTGTAGTTGCTAATAATGGAAATAAAATAAATGGAGTAGCGGCTAGTTATAAAATAACTTCAGCAGGATTAGCAATAACTTTTGTTTATGTAGATGCAACACAAGGTTGGAAAAGTGTAAGTCAAGCAACTATTAATGCCACAGGAGTTTCAACTTCTACTTTTATAATAGCTACAGGCGGAACAATAACAACTTGTGGTAATGATAAAATTCACACTTTTACAGGTGCTGGAACTTTTTATGTATGTTGTGCAGGCTCTCCAGCAGGTTCTAATACAGTAAATTATTTAGTAGTAGCAGGTGGTGGTGGAGGATGTTCTGCTATTGGAGGTGGTGGAGGTGGTGGAGGATTTAGACAATCTTTTCCAGTTCCAGCAACTACAGGCGTTCCAGTAACAGGGGCTACAGCATATCCAATTACAGTTGGAGCAGGAGGAACAGGTGGTAATAATCCAGCTCCCTCACCTACAGTTAGTGCTACTAGAGGAGGAGATTCAATTTTTTCAACAATAACATCAACTGGCGGGGGAGCTGGATTTCCAGGAAGTCCTCAACAACCAGGAGGATCAGGTGGTGGATCAAGTCACAGAGGTGGATCAGGAGGAACAGGAAACACTCCTCCAGTAAGTCCTCCTCAAGGAAGTCCAGGTGGAGCAGCACCTGTTCCTGGTGGATTTGCAGGATCAGGTGGTGGAGGAATAGGAGGTGCTGGAAGTTCTCCAGACAGTGCAGCAGCTTGTGCACAAGCAGGTAATGGTGGAAATGGTTTATCAACTACTATATCAGGATGTAATCAAATATATTCTGCTGGAGGTGGTGGAGGAGGTTATATTGTATGTAGTCCTTCGGTAGGAATTGGTGGTAATTGTGGTCAAGGAGGTGGTGGTAGTGGAGGCGTTCCTAGTCCTTCTAGTACTGCTAGAAGAGCTGGTTCTGGATCAAGAGGTGGTGGTGGCGGTGGTGGCGGATATTCTCCTGTTCCTACTAATAACTTTGGTGGTAATGGTGGAGCAGGAAGAGTTATAATAAGATATAAATATAAGTAATTTATGGTAAATTTACTTTATAAATTTTTTAATATATAATAAAAATTAATCATGGCACATTTTGCAAAATTAGGAGTTAATGGAAAGGTAATAGCAGTAGTTGTTGTAGATAACAAAGATACAATTAATGCTAGTGGTGTTGAAGATGAAAATGTTGGTATTCAGTTTTTAGAAAATAGTACTGGATGGCCACTTTGGAAAAAAACTTCTTACAATACAAAAGGTGGAAAATATTATAATTCTGATAATACAGAAGGAGATAGTGCTAAAGCATTTAGAGGAAATTATGCTGGTATTGGTTATATTTATGATGAAGATAATAATATCTTTATTACAAAACAACCTTATACAAGTTGGACTTTAAATGTATCTACAGCTAGTTGGGAAGCCCCAGTTGCTATGCCAACAACTACATCTACAATAAATGGTAATGAAGTTCCAGATAGATATAATTGGAATGAATCTACTAAATCTTGGGATAAAATAATACTTCCAGCTTAAAACTTGACATTAAAATAGACAAAGCATATATCTTTTAGATATGCACAAAAGAGTATTATCTGAAACTGCAATTTATTATGATGAGTTGCCAAGCATATCTCATGTAGATAATAATAAAATAAAAAATTCTATATTATCTGATTTTGCTAATTTTAAAGCAGCAAATGATAATCGTTATAAAGATATTAGAGTTGGTATGCATCAACATATCACTTGGGTAATGGATTATATGAGAGATCATGTAAGGGAAGAATATGGATTTACATTAATTCCAATTAGTATTTTTTCACAAGTTCATGCTAAAGGAGAAACTGTAATAAAAAGAAATCATATAGATCCTTATGATGTTCACAATTCACCAGATTTTACATTTATGTATTTTGTAGATGCAGATGATGAATTAGTTATTGAATGGGAAGACCATAGAGATAAAGGAAGATTTTGGAATATACCAGTTAAAACTGGAAAATTTGTTATGTGGAATAGTGATTTAAATTATTATATGTTACCTAATAAAAAAGATTCATTTAGAATTGCATTATTATTTAATTGCCAAATTATATGAATTTAACTAATCATTATTATTTTTTTCAATCTGTATTAACTCCTCGTTTTTGCGATGAACTTGTTAAATATGGAACAATGCACGAAGAACAAATAGCATTAACTGGAGGTTTTGATAGAAAAGATCCTAATAAATTAAATCAACAAGAATTAAGAGATTTAAAACAAAAAAGAGATTCTAATATAGCATGGTTAAATGATGCATGGATATATAGAGAAATACACCCTTATATTCATGAAGCTAATAAAAGAGCAGGTTGGAATTTTGAATGGGATTTTTCTGAGTCTTGCCAATTTACTAAATATAAGCTAAATCAATATTACGACTGGCATTGTGATAGTTGGGATAAAGTTTATGATAAACCAAATGATCCAAATTCACATGGTAAAATTAGAAAACTATCTGTAACTTGTTCACTATCTAATCCTGAAGATTATATAGGTGGAGAATTAGAATTTGATCTTAGGGATAGGGATCCAGATAAAGGACAAAACATTAGAACCTGTACAGAAATATTACCAAGAGGTTCAATATGTGTGTTTCCAAGTTTTGTTTGGCATCGTGTTAAACCTGTGGTACAAGGAACAAGATATAGTTTAGTAGTATGGAACTTAGGAAAACCTTATAGATAATATGACTGATAATAAAAAAATAAATAATACACAAATAGAAAATTATTTTAAATGTCCAATCTGGATAGAACAAAAACCAGAATTTTTAAATCTTGCATTAGCAGGATCTGAAAAACATGTAAAAGAAGCTAGAAAAAATAATAAAGAAATAATTAAACAAACTAAAGATTTTGGAATTTCTCATCATTCAGGACCTTTACAATATGATCCAGTATTTAAAATAATAACTAATTATATTGGACAAAGATCTTGGGAATTTTTAGATGCTCAAGGATTTGATTTAACTAATCATACTTTAGTATTTTCTGAAATGTGGGTACAAGAATTTGCTAAAAATGGAGGAGGTCATCATGATACTCATGTTCATTATAATAATCATGTATCTGGTTTTTATTTTTTAAAGTGTTCTGATAAAACATCACATCCAGTTTTTCACGATCCAAGACCAGGTGCTACTATGACAAAACTACCTTTAAAAAGTCAAACAGCTATAAGTGATGGTTTAGAATCTGTTAGCTTTGCAGTTAAACCTGGAACAATGATAATTTTTAATGGATATATGCCACATCAATATACTGTAGATCATGGAAAAGAACCTTTTAGATTTATACATTGGAATATACAAGCAATTCCTAATATGATGTTTAATCAAAAACCACAAGTATGAGTTTTAAAAAAAATAAATATATAGTTATTAAAAGAGCAATTTCTAATGATCTTGCTAACTTCATATACAATTATTTTTTAATGAAAAGACAGGTTGCAAGAACTTTGTATGATACAAAGTATATTTCTCCATTTGAAACAATGTTTGGTGTTTGGACAGACGAACAAGTTCCTAATACTTATTCTCATTATGCAGATATCGTAATGGAAACATTATTATTAAAAGTAAAGCCTATAATGGAAAAACTTACTAAATTAAAATTAATTGAAAATTATTCTTATGCAAGGATTTATAAAAAAGGAGATATCTTAGAAAGACATAAAGATAGATTTAGTTGTGAAATATCTACAACATTAAATTTAGGTGGGGATTCATGGCCTATCTTTATTGAACCTAATTCTAAAAAAGGAGGAACTCAAAATGGTAGATATGTTTCTGAACATACTAAAGGAATTAAAGTAAATTTAAGACCTGGTGATATGCTAGTTTATAGAGGAAATGAATTAGAACATTGGAGAGAGCCTTTTAATGGCGA